AGGACATGACCGTAGACGGGCACTTGTGCACCGTCGCCTCGGGGTGGGAGGTCAATTGGAGTGGCGTTGGGGGGTGGGGCGGCCCGGTGGCCAGTCAGAAGCCAAACGTAATCCACGCCTGTGAGTTTACTGATTGCTTCAAGCACATCATTCCGGGGCGCGGTCTGACCCGATTCCCATTGGGCTACGGCCCCGCGTGTTTTGCCGGTGGCTTGAGCTAGTTCAACTTGCGTTAGGCTGGCTTCACTTCTGGCCAGTTTGATGCGTTCGTTCAGTTCCATTGCATCAAGATATTCGGGCGGACTGGCAAAGTCTTGGCTAGAGTGCCTTGACGAATATACAGTTTCACTGTACATGATCTTCATCAGTAAAACTGTACGGATGAAATTTCATGGACACAGAGGATAGCCTCACCGGCATGGCCGCAGTGCGCAGCACCGTGAAGTCCATCGCCTGGCTTGCAGAGGAAATGGGAATCACCCGTGGCGCAATCCACCAGTGGGGAGACAAAGTTCCCGCTGAGCGGATCGGCGAGATCGCACGCATCACAGGTCTTTCGCCGCAACGGCTACGTCCTGATCTTTTCTCAGCTGCAAGCGAGGCAGCAGAATGACCCGCTACTACCGCACCGCCTGGCAAATCTGGAAACAACAGAACAGCGGCCGTATGCCTGAACTGGCCTCCGTTCTCGGTTTGAAGCTGAGTACGGTTCGTGCATGGGGAAGCTTCCCGGGTGACCCGCATGTTGAGACCGTCTCCCGATTTACCGGCATTCCTGTCCATCAACTGGTGCGCAGTGCGAGTGAGCCATGCTTCACCACCGGTCAGAATGTTTCGGTGGAGGATTTGACGTGGCCTGAATTGCGCCTCCGGGCCGCGGCCAATCTGCCAGCCACTCTCGACAACCAACTGATGGGAACCCCGCCCCCAGGCCGCTCGGCATTGTGCCAGCGTAAAGCGAAGGGCGAAGCCACCCGACACGCGCACGATCTCCCGCCATTGGATCTCAACATACAGGCAAAGGTTCTGGATTTCTCCAGAGACCATGCCGGCTTGAATATCTGAACAGTTTTTCTCCATGCCACGGACCCTATCGGGCCCTGATCAAGGCGTCACCGTAAACGACCACAGAGGCACTACATGCCGGTAAGACACACAGACGAAACAAAGAAACTGGACCGGGCACTTTCCAATTCCGTTGATGAAGTGGGCGGTCAGCTGGCCAGCGGTGAAGTGATTGGGATGTCTGGGGTTTCGATCCACCGCATCTTAAAGGGCGAGCAGCGCATTGCGCTCCACGACGCGTACCGGATCGACCGGCTAGGCGGGGATAACGTTCTGCGCAAGTGGGCTGAGATGCAGGGCTATCGGTTGAAGCCGACCGACATGGGCGAGCCGGATGGCGGCAGCGTGCACGACATGCTGTGTGGGCTATCCAAGGAGTCCAGCGAGGCAATCCAGATCACTTTGAAGGCCTCGGCAGACGGCGCAATTAGCGTGAATGAGGCGCGGTCAATCCTGAAAGCACTGCATGAGATGTTTGCCGCGGGACGGCAGATCGAGAGCCTTTGCCATGCAGTGCTGGCACGGGCCGGGGAGGGCGCATGACCATTCCTTGCCCCGTATGCGGTCGTGAGATGCGTAATTTCACGGCAGACACGATTGTGGCGCTTGCCGGACTGAAAGGGCGTGACGAGCGGTTTTTTCGTGTCCTGTTCAAGAACGTTGGGAAACCACTGTCGGGTTATGAGCTTATTTATCTCGCCTATGAAGATGACGGAGGGGCTGATCATTTTACCCCTAGTTATCTGGACGTACTGGCATCCTCAACCGTGCGCAGGCTTCGGCGCTCGCTTCCAGGCGCATTCAAGATCACCTGTCATTACGGAAAAGGCTACGTGTTGGAGATGTCCGATGTCTCGTGATCTTCTCATGCAAGCCGCTGACGCGCTCAAGACCACCGATCCCGTCCTGGCAGCCCAGGTCCACAAAGCGGCCTTCAATTACCCGCCATCGACCAAGGGCATGGGGCTGACAGCAAGGCAGCGTGATCTGCTGAATTTCATTCGTTCATACAGCAAGATGAACCGGGGGCAGATGCCGACCTTTGAAGAAATGCGCCGTGCTCTCGGTCTGAAATCTAAATCTGCTATCCATCGGATTATCATCGCGCTTGAAGAGCGTGGGCACATTCACCGCATTCCAACCAAGGCTCGCGCCATGGAGTTGGTCTGATGGGTGAGGTCCGTTTTATCACACCGGACCAGCCGGTGCGCTTTCATGAATACGCCAATGTCTTTCCGATGATGGACGGCAAGCCACATGCCGATCTGGTTGAGGATCTGCGCATAAACGGCATGCAAGAACCCATCGTGATGGTTGGTGACACGATCCTTGATGGGCGCAACCGCTATATGGCCGCCCGCTCAATTGGCATTGAAATAAGGGCCGTCCAATACGAGGGCAGTGACCCTCTGGCGTTTGTGATCAGCAAAAACCTTTCGCGCCGCCATCTGACAGAAAGCCAAAGGGCTATGGTCGCGGCCAAGCTGGCAAAACTTCCAAGGGGTGCAAATCAGCATACCGCCCAGGCGGTATCCTCCCCATCGCAGTCAGATGCGGCCGGTCAGATGCAGGTCAGCGTTGATAGCGTTCAGCGGGCACGGGCCGTTCAAGATCACGGAATAGACGAATTGGCAGCGAAGGTTGAGGCTGGCGTTATTTCGGTCAAGCCAGCAGCAGAGATTGCGAGACAGCCAAAAGATCGGCAGGCAGAGATTCTGGCGAAAGGTGACGATGCAATCCTGGCCGAAGCCAAGCGTATTCGCACGGCCCGTATGTCTGACCGGAAACAAAAGCGAGCCGAGCGCGAAAGCCAGTTGGCAGCGAAGATCAGCGCGATGCCAGACAGGCCCTTTGGCGTTATATATGCCGACCCGCCTTGGCGGTTTGAAACCTTCAATGACATTACCGGATCCGAGAAATCGGCCGACAACCACTACCCCACCCAAACGCTTGATGTGATCAGGGGGCACAAGCCAAATTCTGCACCTGATGCAGTTCTGTTCTTGTGGGCAACGGCACCTATGCTGCCGGAAGCGCTAGAAGTGATGGCCGCATGGGGCTTCACCTACAAGTCCAGCGGCGTCTGGATCAAGGACAGGATTGGCACCGGATACTGGCTTCGCAATCAGCATGAGTTGATCCTGATTGGCACCAAAGGCTCGGTGCCCGCGCCGTCAATGGGTGATCAGATAGCATCTGTTTTTGAAGCGCCGGTGCGTGATCACTCTCAAAAACCGGACGAAGTTGCCGAGATGATTGAGCGGCTTTTCCCGAACCTTCCAAAACTCGAGATGTATTCCCGCGACCCCCGGCCTGGCTGGGATGCGTGGGGCTATGAGTCTAACCAACCCCGAAAGGATCCCTCCCATGACTGATATCGGACCAGACCACAATATCCAGATTGACCCGGATGCAGTGATTGCATTCCAGATTGGCAAGCTGAAACGCGCGAAGGCCAGCAGCAAGAACGCCCAGGGTGATCTGAAAGCCATCCTGAACAAGCTGGATGCGTCCGGCCTGCACACCAAAGCGGCCGTTGATGCCCTGAAGATCGTCGACAAGGGCAAGAAAGAAGAGACGGTCGAGTACATCCAGAAACTGCTGGCCTATCTGCGCATCATGGGCGAGCCGCTGCAGAAGGCGCAACTGGACCTGTTTGAATCCGGACCGGAACCGCAGCCGCTTGATGAGAAGGCCTATGCCGATGGCCTGCGCGCCGGTCGGCTTGATGATCCTTACGACAACCCGCATGACCCGAATTCAGAATCAGGACGCCAATGGCAGGCCGGTTTCGACAAGGGGCAGGAAGAGCGCCGGCTGATCCTGGCGATGGAGACGGAAGAGCAGGATCCGGAAGATCTGTCGGAAGATGATGACGATCAGTCCGACATTGAAGATGCAGATATGGAAGCTGCGGAGTAGGGCATGGGCATTTTAGCGCTCGATCCCGGCACGCACTTTGGCTGGGCTTGGTATGATCCGGCGACACGGACCAAGGAGTCCGGTTGCTGGCGTCTGGGCAAGGCCAAGGCGACACGGGGCGAGCGCTTTGCCCAACTCATGCAGAACCTGAAAATGTTCTGCGCAACCCACACCGTAGCAAAGATCGCGATCGAGGGGGCATCACTTGCCAGTGCCGGCAGCTCCGCATCCCGGTCCATGACCGAGGCGTGGATTCCCCTGGTGGAGCTATTCTGCCATCTGCACAAACTGCCAGAGCCATCGGTTGCAGCGCCGGCTTCGTGGCGTTCAGCCTTTATCGGCTGCACCAAAGCCCCAAAGGACGTGCAGGGCACCGAGACCCGCCGCAGATGGCTCAAGGAAAAGACAATGGAACGCTGCCGTTCGCGCGGTTCCTATCCCTCAAATGACAACGAGGCAGATGCCATCGGCATTCTGTTTTGGGCAGTGCACGGGTGTGATGAGCGACTGGCAAAGCAGCGCGAAAATCGAAAACAGGCCAAGCGCGAAAAGCGCAGGCAGCAACAGTTGGAGTTGGTGTGAACGCCCACGCTTACGGCCAAGAAGATAACAGTGATTTCCGGGCGCTGCCACACAGCATTGAGGCTGAGCAGGCGCTGCTCGGGGCCATCCTGATCAATAATGATGCCTTCTTTGCAGTGTCTGATTTCCTGAGATCTGAGCACTTTTACGAAGCGTTGCATCAGCGCATATTCGAGATCTGCGCACACCTTATTCCGCAAGGCCGCAAGGTAAACCCGATCACGGCCAAAGATCATCTCGATGCAAACGCGATGGTCGGTGAGATAACCCAGGCGCAGTATTTGATCCGTCTGGCCGCAGAAGCGGCAACGATTGTCAACGCTCGAGATTTTGGCCTGTCGATCAAGGATATGGCGACCCGGCGCAAACTGATAGCGATCGGGGAGGAATTGGTGGACCGCGCCTTGAATGCTGATTTTATCGACAAGCCCATTCCCGACCATGCCGACGCCGTAATCGGGCAGATACAGGATGCGGTGCATGGTGATGAGGCGTTTGGGCTGAAGTCTATCCACACGCTCGCGGGTTCGGCGCTGACACAGATTTCGGATGCCATGGAAGGCAAGTCAATCATTGGCTGGTCAACAGGCCTGAAGGGGCTCGATGGCATGATAGATCTCATGGCGCCGGGTGAGATGATCCCACTCTATGGACGCTCAGGTGGAGCAAAGACGGCGCTTGCCACGCAGCTCGGAATGGCGGTGGCGCGACAAGGCGGTAGGGTTCTGCAGATCCAGATGGAGATGAAGGGCGAGAACGTCGCAATGCGCGTTCTGTCGACGGGAACCGGTGTCAGCGTTCAGCGGCAGCGGTCTGCCAGGATCAACATGTCCGATTACGAGCGCCTGCATGAACAAGCCTCTGCCCTCAAGGACCTCCCGTTTTATCTGATCAATCCGGGGCGGTGCACCACGACCAAGCTTGTGTCGCTCATACAGGCAGCCAAGAGGCGGCTCGGTGGCTTGGATATGATCATTATCGATCACCAGCGGCTCGTGCGGTCCGAGGGGCGAATGACAGACATTCAGACTGTCGAGAATTTCTTTCAGGAGATGGTTGAGCTCAAGCACGAGATGAATGCTGTCATCATGCCCCTGGTGCAGCTGAAGACAGACGATCCGAGGCTCATGCCGGAAAAGCCGAAGGTAAGTTCTGCATGGGGTGGTGATGCGATCAACCAGTCGGCTGACATGATTTTGGCAACCCACAACGAATACCGCGTGCTTAAGAACAATCCGCCGCAGGCAGAAAAAGGCTCACACAAACACGCTGAATGGTTGGCACGCTGTGGCCCGGCTGAAGGCAAGATCGAAATAGGCGTCCTGAAAAACCGCTCAGGCACAGAAGGGGATTACCGCCCATTCGGGTTTGACGGGGCACGGATGCTGTTCAGCGATCTTGAGGACAGCCGGGCAGACGGCAATCCAATGGGTCTGTTTTAGAGAAAGGTGCGAGATGACCATCATCATGAACGGGCACACAGTGCTCACGAATAACACGGCTGCCGCGTCTGATCTCCTGGCCTGGATAGCGCAACTGCATGCAGAGCACGTCCGACAGGGCCGCCCGGTTTCAGAGGGGCCGCTGTCATGACACAGCCAAGGTGTGAAACGTGCAGGTTCGTTGCTGAGGTCAGCGGAGAATATTTCAGCGTAACGTCAAAGGCAATCAAACACGGGCGTGGCCACATATTTTGCAGAAGATACCCCCAGGAAATCAAAATTCTCAACCCCGGATACTGGTGCGGTGAGCACACCCCCAAAGATCAAACAGAAGGGCAGGACACATGACCCACGAAGAGCTTGTAGAGAAGGTGGCGCAAGCCCTAGCCTCAATCTCAACCGCCATCGCCTTAAAAAAATCTATCGTGGCCCTCACCGATTTAGAAAAGGAAACAGACACATGAGCGGATCTGTAAACAAAGCGATTATCGTTGGCAATCTTGGGGCCGACCCGGAAATCCGCGCTATGAAAAACGGTGACAAGATAGCAAGCCTGCGCATCGCCACCTCTGAATCATGGAAAGACAAACAGTCTGGCGAGCGCCGCGAAAAGACAGAGTGGCATCAAGTTGTAATCTTCAACGAGGGCTTGGCCAAGGTGGCTGAAAACTATCTGTCCAAGGGCACAAAGGTTTACATCGAAGGCCAGTTGCAGACCCGCCAATGGGAAGACCAGCAAGGCAATAAGCGATATTCCACGGAGATCGTGCTGCAGCGCTACCGAGGCGTGCTGCAGATCCTCTCAGGCAAGCCACAGGAAGGGCAGGGAGAGGCTCAAGCCCAATCCAGTGCAGAGGACTACGCCAAACAGTCTGGCGGCTCATACGGCCGCGATATGGATGACGAGATTCCTTTTTGAGGGGCTGACAACTGCGCATATTCGATTTTCGCCATCACCAATCCCAAAGACCCAAATGACGGTGGGTAATGCACAAGCCCAAGGGACGCCTCGATCTCATATGCGAGCAGGTCGGCATTCGCATCCGGCCTATCACCCGTCGCCGCAAGGGGCCGGAGACGCATGCCAGAGAGACGCTGCGCAAGCTTATGAGGGACCATGGGGAGGGGCACTTGACCCTCGTTCTGCGGGCCATACGGGAGAGTAAGGGAAATGCGGGAGAGGCATGGTCAGAGGTCATATCGGCTGTATCGGATGTGCTGCTCCTTCGCCCGGTTTTTGCCGGGGAACAATATGGCAACTTTCTGGTTGCTATGGACGCTTTGAACCTTGGCACATTGAGGCGAAAGCATAAGGCACGCCGGCCATGGCCAATGCGGGAAGGTATCAGAACCGACATTCTCAATCATGTGGAGAGATACATTGATGGCAGCGCACAGCTTGAAATTGACGGCTTTTGAAAGCCTGGCCTCATTCTCCGAAGTGACTTTGCTGGTGCGGTTGCGCTTGCTGGAGATGGCGGACACCTATCAGCACGCGGATCTTGGCCGCATAGGGCCATCCACGAAAGCTACATGGTGGCCGGAGATCAACGACAAATGGCGCTATGCCCGTGATGGGTCAATCGACCGCCCATACCTCAAAGAGCGCTACAGGCCCGGTGCAGAAGCCATTTCAAGGGCGGATGAGTCCATCGCCTGGATAGCCCGCCATGTGACTGATGATGAGCGCCGCACACTGCTTTCCGGCTGGCTTCAATGCCAGATATTTGGAACCCACCGGGCCTCTTTCTCCCGCTGGTGCAAGAAAAATGGAAAAAATCGTCGCACTGCGGATCGCCAAGTAAGCAAGGCCATCGAAGGGATAGCGGCGGAACTCTGTAAAAGTGGGGTTTTGTTGCGCCCGCCGAGGCTCTCACGGGTGTCTACATTTCTCCCAAAACAGGGTAGAGATCAAGGCACAATCGGACGAGTTGCGCACCACTGCCAAGTTGGCGAGCCGTGGCAACTGGATGATCTACCAGAAATCAGAGACCTGTCATGGGCGAGAAAGCAAAATGAGCGCCGCGAAAAGCGTGCTGCACATGCGGCTTGAGCGTGGCCGATCCCATTTCGGGTCAATATTCCAAATCGTCTATCGCACCCGGCGTGCGCGCATGATCTGGCGAGCGGCCGCGTGCGGAATGGCTGGCCATGATGTAGAGACATTCGGTCGTTTGCCAAAGGGCGGCCGCGGTGTTTGCGAGGTTTTGGTGGAGCGCATCAAGGCTGTGTGAGTTTCGCCCAAATGGGCACAAGGGCTGAGGGTTCGCCAATCCAGATCAGTGAGCGGCGCTGAAAGTAGAAGCGCTATATCGGGCTGATATTGCGCTAATCGGTTTCTGGGGAGGCTTCTGCTCCCCCTCACTGATACATGACGATGCCCGGCAAGGCGTCATTATTCACCTCATTTGTCTGAGGTTATCAGTGGCCTAGGGAGCTTGTGGAAAATGCAACCCTAGGCCACTGCTTCTTAGAGTACCCTGTACATCAGGCATTAAGACCCAGAGCACTGGGCAATCACAGCCCCGTCACCCCTCAATGGGCGGCGGGGTTTTGTTTTATAGAAGGTAACGGCGGCTAATGAGCACTAAGGTCTATTGCCAACGGTGGCCAACAGCATTGATCATCAGTTGTTCCGGCGGCCTGTTAGTGCATTGGGCTGGCGGTGGCGTAATCGACGTTATTTTGGTGGGTGTTATAGTGGCGACTTTCGCTATAACCGTTCCGCCCGACTCAAAGCAGCCGCGCGCACCGGGACAACCGCCAGCGGCTCCCGCACCGCGCGGGCCACCACCGCCGCCTGGCAAACGTTAACGTGCCTAAATCAGACTGGCATCGCCTCTACTCAACAAAGAGATGGCGCAAGAGGCGCGCACATCAACTCGCAACCAACCCTCTATGCGAGATGTGCTTAGCCCAAGGCGTCACTACACCCTCTCAGTTTCTTTAGCACATTAAAAGGCCCCCCATGCCCGACACCAAACTGGCCGTGAAATACCGTGCAATCGGCGACCTTGCGCCTTATGCGAGGAACTCGCGGACCCACTCGGAAAAGCAGGTCGAGCAGATCGCGGCGAGCATCAAGGAGTTCGGGTTCACCCAGCAGGCCACGCTTGAAGGCGATGGCCGCACCTTTGACGAGATCACCGCTGTACGGGCACAGGAGGCCGCGTAATGGCCGAGAAGAACAAGGGCGGTCGTCCGAACAAGCTGAAGGCAGACGACGCCACGGTGAAGATTGTCAAGGGCCTCGGCAATATCCAAGCCACGAGCAAGGAATGCGCTGCCGTTCTCGGCGTGACCGAGCCGACTTGGATCAAGTTCAAGAAGGACAACCCGGAAATTGAAGCCGCTCTAATCGAGGGGCAGGGCGAAGGGCTGGCTTCTCTCAGGCGTCGTCAGTTTAAGGCGGCCAATGATGGTAACGCCACGATGCTCGTATGGCTTGGCAAGCAGTATCTCGGACAGTCGGACAAGCAGGAAATCGCATCAACGGTTCAAGTTGAGGTGACAGATGCACGGAACGCCCTTGAACATCTCATCACTCGCAACGCTTCCGCCCGATCAAATCAAGGCGGCGCTGGCGCAACTCACTGATGCCCAATGCGAGGCGCTGCTGCATGACTGGCGGTTCCTCGCCCGTGATCAGCAACTCCCGCCTGAAGGTGATTGGCTGAATTGGCTGATCCTCGCCGGACGCGGCTTTGGCAAGACCAGAACCGGGGCTGAATGGGTACGCGAACAGGTAAAGCTTGGCGAAAGCCGGATAGCGTTGATCGCTCCGACAGCATCGGATGCACGAGACATCATGATCGAAGGCGAGAGCGGGTTGCTCTCGGTCTGCTGGGCAGGGGACAAGACGTATTCAGGTGAACCGATCGGACGCCCATCCTATGAACCATCCAAGCGCCGCCTGACATGGGAGAACGGGGCAATCGCCACTGCATTCTCTGCCGAGGAACCGGAACGCCTTCGCGGTCCACAGCATGGAAAAGCATGGGCCGATGAATTGGCCGCGTGGAAGTATCTCCGCGAGACGTGGGACATGCTGCAATTCGGGCTTCGTCTCGGCGACAATCCGCAGGCGTGCATCACGACGACGCCTAAGCCGCTCAAACTGATCCGCGAACTGGCCTCAGACGCCCGCACAGTGGTTACGGGGGGGTCTACGTTCGACAATGCCGGGAATCTGGCTCCGACGTTCCTAGAGGCTGTTCAAGCAAAATACGAAGGGACACGGCTCGGCCGGCAGGAATTGTATGCCGAGGTCTTGGACGAGGCCGAGGGCGCGCTGTGGACCCGTCAAATGGTCGAGGATGCCTATTTCGATGGCGCTCTCCCGGAGATGCTACGGATCGTTGTGGCGGTCGATCCAGCCATTACGGCGAAAGAGGAATCGGACGAGACGGGCATCATCGCTGCAGGTCTTGGCAGGGACGGCAAAGGCTACGTTCTCGACGACAAGAGCGGGCGATATTCGCCGAGCGGATGGGCGGAGGAAGCCATCGAACTCTATCGCGAGTTGAAGGCCGACAGGATCGTCGCTGAGGGCAACCAGGGCGGCGAGATGGTTCGGCATACCATCCAGACGGAATGGGCGTCAGCGCCCGTCACAATCGTTCACGCAAGCCGGGGAAAGGCTGCAAGGGCGGAGCCGGTCTCGGCGCTCTATGAGCAAAAGAAAATCCGGCACGTCAAACCGCTGCCGGAACTGGAAGACCAGTTGGTCACATGGGAGCCGCTCGGCAATCTCCCGTCTCCCGACCGGCTGGATGCGCTCGTGTGGGCGCTCACCGAATTGATGGTGGACCAGCCCGTTACCCCGGCCATGTTCCTCAAGAAAAGGCACCGCGCATGAATGTGATCAACACCGCGCTGCGGCGCCTCGACAATATGTTCCCTGGGTATTTCAACACCACGACCAAGCGAAACCACTACATTGATTTCGGCTACCCTGAACAGGTGACGTTTGCGCAGCTCTGGCAAATGTACCAGCGAAACGGATACGCCAATGCCGCGATCGAGGCGACGATTGATCGGGTCTGGTCCGACAACCCATGGTTCCAGATTGGCGAAGAGGCAAAAAGGGAAAACCCTGCCGAGAAGCAATTGGCAGACCATCTACGGAAAATCCGTTTCTGGCAGCACGCCTCGGAAGCAGACCGCCGATCAATGGTTGGCCGATACGGCGCGTTGATCTTTCGGTTTGCCGATAACAAGCGAATGCATGAGCCTGTCGATACAGTGCCAGGTGGCATCGCGGGCCTGGTCGAGGTCATCCCCGCCTGGGAGCAGCAGCTTACCGTCTCCACGTGGGAAACAGACGAATTGTCGGAGGCTTACGGCAGACCGACAATGTTCAGCTTCAACGAGGCGGCGTTTGACTCCGCGCGCGAGAAAACCCGGTCTTTTGAGGTTCATCCCGACCGAGTGCTGATATGGTCCCGAGACGGAACGGTCCACGGCGAAAGCATGTTGCTTCCCGGATTCAACGATTTAATCACGCTGGAGAAAGTCATTGGCGCTGGTGGTGAGGGGTTCTGGAAAAACGCCAAATCTGCCCCGGTCCTAACCATCGACCAAGAGGCGCGGCTTGAGCAGATGGCGCAGGCCATGAACGTCAAGCCGGATGAACTCGCGGACAAGATGGATGAGCAGGTCAAGGATTATCAGCAGGGCTTTGACGCGATGCTGCTGCTTCAGGGGATCAAGGCGGAAACCCTGGGCGTGACACTTCCCCAACCGGAGGAATTCATTCTGGGCCCGCTCCGGTCGTTCGCGGCGTCTTTCCAAATCCCGGAGAAAATATTGAGCGGGTCACAAACAGGTGAACGCGCGTCTACCGAAGACGCCTCACAGTGGAGTAAGCGCTGCAATTCACGGCGTGTGCGGCAGATCATCCCGACATTGGAATCGGCAATTGAACGGTTTCAGAGATACCGGCTCGTCAACGAGGCAAACTGGATGGTCGAATGGTCGGACTTGACCGAGGACAGCGCAGACAAGCGCATAGAGCGATCCGACAGGATGGCGGGCATCAATGAAAAGCATGTCCGGTCTGGCGGAATTGATCCGGTGTTCACCGAGAACGAACTACGCGAGGCTGCCGGCTATGAACCATTGGACGAAGAACCCCCCACAGATGACATAGAGGGAGACGACGAATGAGTAAAACGGTGCGGGTCAACGTTCGAAGCGTGGTTAATATGGGTGCGGTGCGGCGCGAAAAGCGGAACGGTCGCGATGTGATAATTGTCCCGAGTGCTACGCTCCCCGATGACATCGTCATGAACGGGATTAAGTATCCCGCCGACGAAATCGAGAAATCTTACACTTCCCTGAACCGAACACCGGCGCCGTATGGGCATCCTCTGGTCAATGGGCGGTTTGTCTCGGCATCCGACCCGGAGGGTATCAACCTGGCCTATATCGGGGCGCACAACGAGAATGTGCGCCGTGAAAACGGGCGGGTGTTTCTTGATAAAGTGATCGATGTGGAGGTCGCCAATCGCACCGAAAAGGGCAAAGCGGTTATTAGCGCAATCGATGCGGGCAAGCCCATACACACCTCAACGGGGCTGCTGTGTAACCTGGATGACCCGGAAGGCGATGATCATGAATGTGTCGCCCGCGATATTTATTTCGACCATGACGCCATCCTCTTGAATGAGCAAGGCGCGGCGACACCGGACCAGGGTGTCGGCATGCTGGTCAACTCCAAAGGGGAGGCACAAGAAATCGAAGTCGTGAATTCATCCGCGGAGGATGCAATGCGCGACCTTGACTGGGCGGTTGAAAGCGCCGTCCGCGCAATGGAGAGGGTCGACAAGATACCCATCTTTGAGCGCATCAAAACCGCCATCATGGAGGCCATGAACGGCCTTGAGCGGGAAACTTCTGCAAACAACCAAGAGGACGCAGATATGGTCGATGAAAAACAGTTTGAGGAGCTTTCCGCTACGGTGAACGCCCTCAAGGAACAGGTGGACGGTATCGGCACGACCATTGCCGAGGCTGTTCAAAACGCGGTCAAGCCGCTCACTGACAATCTAGACGAAATGAAAGCCAACCAGACCGCCAAAGATGAGGCGGAACGGGAAGAGCTCGTGGGCAAGATCGTCAAAGCCAATCTCATGGGCGAGGAGGCGGCAAATGAGCTGACCCTCAATGCGGCTCGTGAACTGGCAAAAAACGCTGAACCAGGCAGGGCCGCTGCTTTGGCAAACGGTCGCCTGACCAACCCGGCGGATGATGATTGGGGCAGTTACGACATGAACGTTAATATTGATGGCACGAAAAAGGAGTCCGCATAAATGGCCAACGTGATTTATCGCGGTCCGATCAAGGACCAGCCCGAGACCGTCGCCAACAAGACAGTCGGTGGCCCATACCTTCCCGGCGTTTTGGTAACGGTGATGGATAAGGACTTCTTCCTCGCCAGTGAATTCGACATCGAAAAGGATATCTTGATTCTTTCGAATGCCGCGTTCGCGGGCCAGGACGTGTCCACGGCTTACACAGCCGGCGACACCGGTGTGGCATACCGCCCGCGCCCCGGTGAAATTTATCAGGTGCGAATGGCAGTGGAGGCTTACTTCGAAGGGACTCCGCTCACTGTGGGCGCATCTGGTTATTTGGAGCCGGCCCAACCCGGAGAGCGCGTCTTTGCGTTTTATGAGGGTATTGACGATGCCGTATTAGAAGGCGATTTGCGCGATGTGCGCATCGCCAATAGCTTTAACCTAGCTTAAGGGGGGCCTGAAGATGCTAAGATTTACTCAGGCGCAGCAAGAATACATCCTCAACAACCGCCGCGCATTCAATGCGAGGCAAGCCGAGATCGGGAAGATGATGAACAGCGGATCCGTCGCCGCCATCGGCAACGCATCCACACTGCCCAAAGACGTGTGGGGCGAATGGGATCGAGAGGGCGTGGAAGTGCAGCGGGAAGTGCTCTCGGTGTTCAACAGTCTCGCGGCCTCGGTAAGCCAGCCGATGCCTATCGGGAAGCTGGTCCACCACTTCCAGACGATATCGGATTCCAGTGCAGCTAACATCTCATTGGATGGCCGCTCTAAGGGGCGCACTGACCGCCCGGTCATTGCGTATCACGGCACACCATTGCCCATCATCGATGTGCCATTCAGCTATGGTTGGCGGGAGGTCGAGGCAGCACGTACAGAAGGCTACCAGTTGGATAGCGCAGGCCGTCAAAACGCCATGTACAAGGCGGCAGAAAAAGCGGAGTCCCTGGTGCTGGACGGCGACGATCAAATCATGGTGAATAATACATCACTATATGGTCTCCGCACTCACCCAAAACGTAACACACGCGTCACAGGCTTTGCGCTGAACGGCGCGACGGGCGAGGAGTGGTTGGGCGAAATCACGGCGACCTTGAGGATGCTTCACGCCGATAATTTCAAGGTCCCGGCCACGATTTATGTAAATTGGGATGACTGGTTTTACGCCACCTCAACCGAATTTACGGCCGGATATCCAAAGACCATCGCACAGCGGGTCATGGAACTGGGCGGTGTTCGTGAGATCGTCCCGGCCGACAAGCTGTGGGCTAACGAGATCATTGCGGTCAACAAGGACCGCCGTTCGCTCCAGGTTTTGAACGGCATGCCCCTAACCACACGGGCCCAGTTTCGAGCGAACCCGGAAGACGATTATAATTTCGTCGTCATGATGGCTGTCGCACTGGAGATCAAGTTTGATGCTGAAGACAATTGCGGCATCGCGCATTCTTCTTAATTGGCGCCAAGTTTCTAATGGGGGGGCGGGCTAAGACCCGCCCCTCTGTTTCTTGAAAAGGAATAATTACGATGAAAATCAAAATCACTGAAAAGGGCTATTACGACCAGGCGGGCAATGCCGTCGCGGTCGGGACCGTCATTGATCTCGACCAGAACAATATCCCACCCGCATTAGCAAAAAAGTGCGAAATTCTCGGCAATGAGAACGCAGGCGATACACCGGTCACAAACGATGACGCGCTCGTCGCAAAGCATCGCGGCGGCGGGTCGTATTCCATCATGCGGGGCGAGGAAGAGCTGCGAGGCGGGATGTCAAAAGAAGACGCGAATGCCTTTGATAAAATGTCAGATGAAGAAAAGGCGTCTTACCTGGCATCTCTTGGCGAATAACCCGGGGCCAATATGATGATCGGCGACATTGCAAGCTGGCGCACGTACGCGGCGGATAGGGGGAACGATGCCCCGACCAACGCCAGTGATACGGACGCAACCGCCGCGCTCACGCGGGCGTCAGACTACATCACGCATCACTATGTCAGACGGTTTCTGACCGGATATGATGCGACGTCGGATTATGTGGAAGAGGCGGCTTACGAAGCAGCGACGCTTGAGCTGGCAACGCCGGGGTTCTTTTCGAAAACATTCACCGAGGGGCAGCAAAAGGTTTTGACGGGTATCGACTCCATCAAGTGGACGCCGATCAAATCGGATGCCAAGTCGGTTCGGTCAGGAATGCTCTACGCCCCCACCTCGACCATAATCGACGCGATGCTTTCTGAGTATATGCCCCTTGATCGCGGCATCGGGCCTTACATCAAATCAATCGGGGGGCAGAATGAGTGAGGACTGGTCGTCGGTTGTCGCCGAGGCAGGGCAAGGCATAGGGGAAGTCGGCAAAACAGCAACGCTGCACACGCAATCAAATGCCGGTACAACCTATGATCCAACGGTCTCGGAAACCCCCACGGCTCTAACGGTCGTGCAATCAAAATTCGACACCCGGGAAATTGACGGGACGGTGATCCGCGCGACGGATATCAAGCTTCTCGTTTCGGCAAATGGGGCTGCAGCCGGCCCATCGGTTGGGGATTTCATTACGGTCGACAATGTTCGTTATCGTGTTGAAATGGTGTGGCCGGTTGCGCCAGGCGATACGGTTTTGATGTGGAAGGTCCAATTACGTGGCTGATAATGCCCGATCATTTAATGCTCTGGTCAACCGGCTTAAGCCTCGGATGCGGAAGGCGTTTCTGCAGGCCGTTCGGGACATCGTTTCCACGGCGGATATGGATCGGCTGACACGCGCGCTAGACACTGGAAACGTGACGGAGGCTCTCGATGCATTGGGCATCGGTCCTGAGTATTACAGGCCCTTGGAAAACGCCATGGTTGAAATCTATGCCGAGGGCGGGGGGTACCAGATCGATGCCCTTCCCAAGCAAAACCCGGATACGGGTACAAGGACAGTGTTTCGGTTCGGCGTGCAAAGCCAGCGGGCGCAGGAATGGCTCAGGCGTGAATCGTCCCGGCTGATCGTGGAAATATCCGAGGGGCAACGGAACGCCGCACGCGAGGCGATGGAACGGGGGCTGTCTGAGGGGCGCAATCCGAAGGCGGTCGGGCTGGATCTGGTCGGGCGGTATAACCCCAAGACGCGGGAACGGTCAGGCGGAACAATTGGGCTGACATCGCGCGAAACGCGGGCCGTCCAGAATTATCGGGGCAAACGGATTGAGGAAGGGCGCCCGGCTGATCAGGTTGAGCGCATGACCAAGCGATATGCCTCAAAGCTGTTGCGCCTTCGTGGTGAGCGGATTGCCCGAACCGAAACCATCGGCGCGCTGAATGCCGGCAGAATGGAAGCGGTTCAACAAGCCATTGATAACGGCAAGATCGGCATTGAGACGGTGACAAAGGTCTGGGATGCGACAATGGATCGGCGCACCCGAGATGCGCATGCCATCCTTGATGGCGATCAGGTGGGGTTCAATGAGCCGTTTCGATCTGTCACCGGGTCGTTTCTCAACCACCCGGGCGATCAATCGTTAGGCGCGAGCGGAAAAGACATTGTGAATTGCCGATGCACGATGCGGATCAAGGTCGACTTTCTGGCCGGGGTGGAGTGATCAAAGATCAATGGTGAACAGATCTTGTTCATCAATCCTCTAGATGCCCAGTCGCCTTCAGGTGGTCTGAGATAATGCGGCGGATGGCTTCTGATTGATTGGGGTTGTCGGGCTGCGCATCGCACTATTGCGCATATCAGTCAAAGATTGTGCAGGGGCTTTTGGAGCATAAGACCACGGTCGTTTACCGAGGTGACGGCTCTGAGAAGATTACAGAGCAGGTGCGGGTTTTGCCAAAGGGGTTAACCCGGCTTGCTCTGGCCATCAAGCCGGCACTTCGAGCGGCATAGCGGAAATTTGGCTTAGGGCGCTCAATACGTCGCCACGGGGCCATCGCCGAAAATCTTGGAAATTCCCCGGCTTAGGCCGGTGGACGATGTTAAACTTGAAAGGAATGAACTATGGCACAACAGCTGGGCCGGTTGCTGCTCACCAAGATGGGAAAAGCGATCATTCCTCGATCACGACGGTCTTACCGCCGCGCGTGAGTAAGGCAAGCAACCCCGTGATAAGTGCACCAATTAACCAAACAATGCCAATGAAGGAAAACCCGATAGCGCCGCCAATTGCGCGGCCCGCGTCCTCGAATTCATCTTGTGCCGGGTCGAGATTGGAAACGCCGGCAATGGCAGCAATCAACCATGCAAGCATAATAGCGTTGTAACCTAGGAAGATGATTAGAAACACCCAACCGAAGAACCCTCGCTTGCGGATTTCTTTGCGAACGACCCTCGCCACGCGCACCCCTTTTCAGAACAGTTTTGCACTCGCATAACAATAATCACCGGATCGGCTCCACGTAAAGATGTCAAATACTTTTTCAGCGTCCATCAGTGAGTGGGTGCGTAAATCCGAGGCACGCATAGAGGCGGTTGTAAAGGCATCGGCTCAAGATATCGCAGCGGAAGTTGTCAAGCCAATCGCCAAAGGCGGGCGGATGCGGGTCGATACGGGGTTTCTCAGAAACTCCCTCATGGCGTCGACGTCTTCCATGCCACGGATCAACCCCAAGGCAAGGCCGGGTGAGAATTCGGCTTATGGTGACCCATCCGGGGAAATCGCCTTGGTGATCGCCGGGGCGGCTGCGGGCGAGCCTATCTATTTGGGTTTCACAGCCTCATACGCGCGGCACAGGGAATTCGGGGCCAATGGCCAGCCCGGCGATGCGTTTGTGCGCACAGCGGCTGCAAAATGGCAGGAAATTGTCAATCGGAACGCGAGGGCTCTTCAGGATCGGGTGAGTTCGCGCTCTCGATAGCCATGAGGCCCATTTGCAATCCGGTCAGCGCCTTTCGAGCAGCCTTGAGAGCCGTATCGCCATGGGGCGTCTTGCCAGTCGCGTCGCCCAGGGCATCGCTCGCGGCGCAAAGGCGGTCGTGAACCGCGATATCGTCTAAGGGTTCGTCGTTGGACATTCGGAAAGTGATACACAATGGGCGTCAATGTCGAAAGCGATATTGCGAAAGCGCTGAATGATCATCTGTTGGCGCTTTCCAATGTCTGGAGTGTCTCGTTCGAGAATGTGAATTTCAGCCCACCAGCGAGCGGGCGATATCTCAGGGTGCAATTAATCCCGACCAATGTCGGAACGCCGCACGTGAATGGCGGGCCGTTCTACTTCACCGGCATCTTTCAGGTGTCTGTCGTCGTCCCAAAAGGTGATGGCGCGATCAATGTTACGGAAGAGTCGTCCAGAATCATTCGGCACTTTGCCTACCTAACCGAAATCGTATGCCCCTCGGGGGATATCCTGGTCAATCGCTACCCGCAGGCGGCTGGTGGGCTGGTAACTGATCAAACCTTCGAAATCCCAATTTCGATCAATTACGAATTGTTCTCAACATAACGGAGAAGTAACATGGCTTTGACTTATGCCAACGCAGCCTTGGCAATATCGACCACCGCCGAAAATTCAGACCTCGATCTGGCTGGTTTCCAGGGGCTGATTTATACGCCCATCGGGTCAATCGGCTCTGTCGGTGAGTGGCGGACTACCGACAATATCATCAACTATGAAACAGTTACCGATGATGTCGCGCAAAAGCAAAAAGGCATCGCGAACGCTGGGGACCCTGAAGTGGAGTGCACATGGGACGCGTCCGACGCGGGTCAACTGGCAATGGTGGCGGCACGCGGCACGTCTGACGCCTATGCGTTCCGGCTGACTTTATCTGACGGGAGTGACATATATTCGCGCGGTCTCGTCGCCGGGACGGGTGTCGCAGGCGGTGGTCGGCGCGAAGACTTCGTCTTGAGGCGCTTTACCCTCGGTCTAGTCCAGACACCGGTCGAGGATGTTTGAGCATGGATCTGGCGAGCCTTGTCAAGACGGATGCGGTGTTCGATCTGGAATTGCGTCACCCGGCAACTGACGAACCCATTGGAGTGGTCTGGAAAATCCGCTCCAATGAAAGCGATGAAGTGCAGGAAGCACAGCGCAAACACGCAGATAAGCTCTTGGAAAGCCGTGGCAAACTGACGACCGCCAAGATGAAAGATCAATATCTTGACGCGGCGGCGGCGGCGGTCGCGGGATGGAATTGGGGCGAAAATACGATCAACGGCGAGGTGCCTGAATTTTCGACCGAAAAGGCCCGGAGCATCATGGAAAAACACGGCTGGATTTATGACCAGGTTGCGAGGGCGTCCGAGAACCGGGCAAATTTTATCGTGACGTAATTGATCGGATCGGCGAAGCGCTCAAGGTTCGAGCGCGATACGATACGGTCAAGGATTCGGACGGGGAAACGCGGCGGGAACGCAACAGGCGGTTCAATTTCCAATCGCCTGAAATCCCGGATGTGGCACCGTTTGAATATCTGGCCGCCTGGCATCAGGAGATAGACAGTGGCCGCGCGTGGCAAGACGGGTTGCCGGGGCCGTTGCCCTATCAGGAAATCATTTCTTGGCTGGTCTGTACCGGGCGTCCTGCTACCCGCACTGAAATCAACATCTTGAAAGAGATCGACATGATCTGGCGCTCCGCCGTTGCGGAAGAGCGGTCCTTGATCGCGGAGAGGGAAAGACCTGAATAGTGGATATTTCTGTTTTGGGTTTAGAGGTCCGCTCCCAGAGCGTGGAGAAGGCCACACAATCGCTTAGTACCTTCGAGGGTGCCGCAAAGCGGGCTGAAATGACCGTCAATGAATTTGGTCGCTCAACCAATACCGCGACGGCAACGGCGGCGGCCCATGGAACGGCTGTCGGAGCGTCCACGGGCAAGTTGCAGGCCAACACGGCGGCGCTCAGAGCGCAAAACGCTGCCCTGGTGGCGAACGCCGCATCCTCGAAAATGGCTGCATTCCAGCAGCGAAACCTTGTGTTTCAGCTGAACGACGTGTTTGTTTCGCTGGCGTCCGGGATGAATCCTATGATGGTCGCGGTCCAGCAAGGTTCTCAGATCGCAACGATCTACGGGCCAGGCGAAGGCGGGATCGGTCGGGCATTCAAGGAAACCGGAAAACTGATCACGGGCGTTTTGACCAAGTTTCCACTTGTCACGGCGGCGGTCGTTGGTATTGGCGGAGCCATGTTTGGCTTGCGCAAAGAGATCAACGCGGGCGCAGGCGAGACCGTTTCATATGGCGATGTCGCACTGGCGGCGTTTCAAGTCGCGCGCGATGGCGTGATGTCCATTCTTCAACCGGCGATCAATGCGATCGCGCCGTGGTTCACCGTCGCTTACCACGCGGTTCGCGATGCAACAGTGACGGTCATCAACGGAACAATCAATTCGTTTCGGGCTGGGTTTGCCATAGTTCGGGAAACCTGGTCAGATTTGCCAGAGGTCATGGGGGACATTGTGCTTTCGACCGCGAACATGGTGATCACCGGCATTGAAAGCATGGTCAACGGAGCGATTGCTGGCATAAATCGGCTCGGCACTTTGTTGAATGAATTCACCGGCGCCAACCTTGGCACGATTGATAGTGTTGGTCTGGGTCGTGTCGACAACCCGTTTGCCGGTGCAATGTCTGGTGTGGCCGGTGATATTTCGGCCATCGCATCGCGGGAATTCAGCCGAAATCCGCTTGGTGGCCTGTTCAATGACATCCAGCAAAAGGCAATCGAAAACGCCCGCGATGGCTTAGAAGAGGTCGCGGACGCCACATCACGGGTAGGTTCTGGCGCCAGTGCAGCGGCAAACGACATGCAAACCGCTGTCACAGCAACCAACCGCCTCGCAGACGCGCAGCAGGGCTTGATGAATGCAGGCAAGGGTGCCTTCGGATCTTTGATCAGCGGGCTTCGCGAAGGCAAGACAGCTATGGACTCGCTGCAGGGCGCGCTTGATCGATTGGCGGACAGCCTTTGGCAAATGGCGATCGACAGCATATTCAGCGGCGGCGGCGCCGGTGGAGGTTTGGGCAGTCTCGTGGCGAGTTTCTTCGGTGGCGGGCAACCGATGAACCTTCTGGCGGGAATCCCGGCCAGGGCGAACGGTGGACCGGTTCAGGCGGGTGGGACTTATCTGGTCGGCGAGAGAGGCCCGGAATTGTTCACCGCGCAGTCGAATGGTTACGTCACGTCAAATGCTGACATGCGCAATTCGGATGGACTCAACATCACCGTTGGCGTTTCAGCCGATAGCCAAGGCAATCTCACACCGTTTGTTGAGCAGGTAAGCGGTCGTGTTGCGGGGCAAGTGGTTAAAGTCGCCGCGCCGAGAATTGTCGATCAATCCGTTTCAAAAACCGGCCAGTCGATTGCACAGGGTGACCAGGATAAGGTGATGGGTCGGTTTGGCGTCTCGCCCAGGGCGGTGGTGAGATGACGACCAGCATTGATTGGCCTTCCTCGCTGCCCGCCCCGCTTCAAGGGACGCTTAAGGGTGGGCACCAAGATGTATTTGTCGATGATAACAGCGCTGTTGGGAGCCCACGCCGAAGGGCTCGGTTCACCCGTGGCTTGAAAGCGTTTCAGTTTACTCTCCGATTGACCGAGGCGGAGCGGGTGGTTCTGCAGGATACGTTCTACGAAACGACCTTGAACAATGGTGTTCGATCCTTCAACTGGACCAATCCTCTAACCTCGGCAACATATGAGGTTCGGTTTGCCGGTATGCCTGAGGAAACACACCTTGCGGCTGATTTTTACAACGTCGCTGTGACGCTGGAGCAAATCTGATGCCAACCGTGACCGATGCACAGCGCCACAAGGTCAACCGCGATCCGATCAGTGATCCGCATATTGTTCTGATCGAGTTCCAAGAGGATGGCCAGTCCGCAATCGAGCGCGTTGCGATCAACAATGAAGACGTGACGTGGAGAGGCGAGACTTACACCCGCGCAGCGATTGATGTGACCATGCCTAGCACGGGCGATGGTGAAGTGACAGCACAGCTTGAGGCGGCAAATGTGGATCGCATCCTGAGCCGTGCCATTGATGGGGCAACGCAGCGGATCAATGTCCGGCTGATCCTGATCGATATCGCGGCGCCGGATACTCCGATCATCGACACGAAAAATCTGATGGTCATTCCCTCGGCGCAGGGTGGTGATGTGATCGTTGCGCAATTGGGCGCCAGGGCAAGCGGGCAAGAGCCGATCCCGTTCAAAAGAACGACAAAGGCTCACTTTCCGGGGATATGGTTTGCTTGACTATTATGGTGCTTGACGACCCTAATCTTGTTATCGACACGCTTCTACAAGTGCCTTACCGGCCTGGTGGTTCTGAAATATGGGGCGCTGATTGCTGGGGGATTGTTGAACTGTGGTACGATCTCGCGCTCGGTATCAAACTCGATGACCGATCCAATCATGAGCCGGGTGAAGCGGGATTGCAGGCCGGTTTTAACGCGGCTCAACACTGGCAAAAAATCGAACAGCCGGAGGACCATTGCCTTGTCATCATGCGTGCCAAGGGCTTTGAGGCGGGGCATGTCGGGGTTTTCTATGGCGGTTCTGTTCTGCACTCCGATGAGCAGCATGGCTGTGTCTATCAACCAATATCGGATCGGTTCATCCGGTCCAAGATCACACGATTTCTGAAACACACATGACCCAGATCAATACCTTACACATGGCCAGCGGCATCGGCGCGCAGCAGCGCATCGCCGTGCCTTATGGGCTGTCAGTCCAAGAGATTGCTGACCGCGTGCATTCCGGCCTAGAGGGATTGGTTGCGTTCGTCCGTGCGCCTGCCGGTCACGCCGACGAGTGGATCGAGATACCCCGTGCGATGTGGGGTCTGATCAAGCCCAAGGTGTCGGACAGTATTCTGTTCGGCTACCGGATGGGCAAATCGGCTCTCAAGAGCGTGTTTTCGATCCTGGCGGCTGTTCTGGTCACCGTGGTCGGTGTTGCGCTTGGGCCGCTCGGTTTTGGGCTTTTGGGCTCAACGGCGGCCAGCCTGGTCGCGGCGGCAGTTGGCGTCGGTGCGCAACTGGCGATCAATGCACTCTTCCCGCCTGAACCACCTGACCTTTCATCGCGCGGTCGGGAAAACCAGCGCCAGCTTTCGGACGTGAACAGTGACAGCAATCTGATCGCAAAAGAGGCATACCTCGCCTATTCGATCAATCGACGCATTCTCCTGCCTGAGATCGCATCGCCTTTCTTTTATCTCGATGATGGGTTACAGGCGATCAATCGGGTCCTTGCCCTGGATGGCCATAACCTGATTTCTGACATTGAGATCAACAACAATCCGATTTCGGATTTTGACGCGATCTCCGTTGAAACCCGCGACGGTGCGGAGGCATCCCCCGTCTCGACGTTCATTGACAAGATCGCGCACTCTGATCGGGTAGGAGAAACGCTCAGCACGTTTTCTTTGGACGAGGATGTTCTTGTCGATCAGGAAACGCCGTCAAACTCCGAACCTCGCTGGTTGCGGTTCACCAGTAAGGGCCATCCCAAGCTAGAAGAAATCAGCGTCCGCATTCAAGTGGACTCGTTTGCCAAGTCGGACTCAGCCGATGACAAGGTGGTCGTCCCGATCCGGGTTCGGTTTCGCGAAAAAGGGTCCATGGCTGGCTGGTCGAAAGTGCCGGAAATCCATTTGCGCGGGCGGGATATATCATCGAGCCTCAAGGAAATCAGGATTCGCTGGGACGCCGAATTCGGTGCGGCAGATCAGGCCGGCGACATTCAATATCGATTCTATCAACAGGTCCCGGAAACGCCCGACACGCTTTCGGATGGCTCTGCCGGGGTGCAGTGGCAGGCCGATGCGCACTTCGTCTCTGGCGCCGGTATCCGGGACGCGCAAAACATTTCCGGTTTCCGGAACGGTCTACGCATCACGCTGGATGAGGCAATTTATCCCAAGGGTGAGTATGAGTTTGAGATCAAGCGCGGCATGGCTGTGCGGGAGAAAGATTTGGCCGATGATTATCGATTTGGATCCAAATTCCGGTCTCTGTTTCTGGGCTACACCGATGGTGCCACATGGATCGTGCCGCAAGACCAAGGGGCGTTCGTGCCGAGGATATCGGTCGCCCAGGTCACGTCCATCGCAAACGATCAGCCATGCCAGCGGCCAGGAACGGCTCTGGTCGCTCTAAAATCCCTCGGCCAGTCCATGCAAAGGGTCACGGCCTATTGCACGCGGTATGTTTACGATTGGGATGGTGCGGGTTGGGACACACTCACCACGACCAAAAACCCCGCCGTGCACTACCGGCAGATGCTGTTCGATTATCTGAGACACCATGGCATCGACACAGCTCTGATCGCTGATGATCAGTTTGTCGCGTGGCGGGCGGAATGCGAGACACAGGGCTATGAGGTGTCGGCAGTGTTCGCGGGTAGTGGGGTCAGGGATGCACTCGCGGCCATCGCGGCGGCGGGATACGCCCGCCCCCGAATAAGTGATGGCTTCGGAATTGATTATTTCCGGGACCGATCATCGGAGCGTCCGGTCCAGTCCTTCAGCCCGCGCAATTCGAATATCTCTGTGGAATGGGTGGCAACGGAAAAACCGGTCGGCATTCGCGCCAAATTCCAGAACGAAGAGAATGGTTTTGAAGACGATGAGATGCAGATCAACAATCCGTTCTATTCGAATTTCAGCGGATACCAGGTCACGACCTATCAGACGATCTCAAAGCCGTCCCTGATCGAGCGCAGAGCCCATTTTGACATGTTGCAAGCCTACTACCAGGGGCGACGGTCATGGATCGTTGAAACGGCCCTGGAGGGTCTGGTTTGCGAGCGCGGCGATCTGGTCGCGGTCGTCTCGGACATTGTGAATGATGCAGGGTCGGGCGCGAGGATCAGGGAAGTGATCAACGCCAATACGATCAGAATAGATCAGGATATCCCGGCCGAGGGAACGGTAAGCATCTTTGCGGAAGCCAACATCTTCGACGCAGACAACATCTTTGCGGTCGGCGCTCAATCGGTGTGCCTGATCTCAACACCCGTCGGCACTGTCATGCGCAGCATCACAGCCGCCTACGATGACGTGATCCGGCTGGATGAGGACCTGCCCAATGTGGACGTCCTCGGCGCGCATATCGTGATTGGGACGACATCGGAATTTACCTCGCGCTGCGTTGTTTCCGAGGTTCGTCGGCAGGGCGAAGAATT